ATCTACGAGCTCATCTCAAAAGACGAAGACGACGGCTACGACGCTTGGATGTCTGACGCATACGACCGCGACCGCGACGACCGCATAACAGGAGATCTCTGATGCTTACCAATACCGACATGCACTTAGAAGGACGCCTCACACTGGAGTCGTCTGTACGCTCACTGCCTAACGGCGATCAGTTTGGCATGGTCCGCATTCACGAAGGCAACCGCCATATCTGGAGCGCCTCGATCTTTGTCGTACCTGAAGACATTGATCGCATCGCAGAAGCAGTTGCTGCGTTCAACGAGGTGATGCAGCGCCCTTCCCTGCTTGCGGCGGCGGAATGACACCGCTTCCGCACATCACAGACGACGAACACACGCCAGTAAACCACAGAGTCTACATGGCGCGGTTTAGTCGGGAGACGGCGCGATCGTACCTGCGCCGTCCCACAATCTACGGAAAGGATCCTGCGCAGTTTCACTACTACATGCGTGAAGCCATTCGCTGGATCCAGGCTGAAAAGCACAGACGCAGTCAGGCACATTAAGCGCATTCGCGTGCGCTTATTGGGCAATGACGCCCCACTAATGGCTCGGCCATTGCACATAAGGAGAGTAATATGTCTAATAATGTAGCTACGCTTAATCTTGTGAACATGCCATCGAACTCCGCCGCTTTTGCTGCGCTGTTTGCCCAAAAGCCTAAGATGCTGACCGATGAGGTACAGTCTTGCGTGACAAAAGCATACGATGGTTATGACGAGTTGCGTAACTTGATCGGCGCTGACAACGATGCGGACGCTGTAGAAGGTTCTATCAAAGACAATATCGAAGGTGTCGTGACAATTCTGCGTGAATATTCGCAGAAATATCCGGCTGACTATCCACTTGCGGCAAAAGCCACACGTCGTCAGCTACGTCACGCATATATGGTTGTACGTCGCCGTATCTTTGCGGCTATGCAAGCATCTAATGCCCTGAGTGCTCCAACCCAAGCGGCTGAGTAACATTAACGGGTGACGTATTGCGCGTCACCCATTCCCCGCCGGAGCACAACCATGACCGACAAATCAGTCAAACCAGATGAGAAACTGCGTAGCGCAGATGTCATCGCTAATGAAATGCTGCGTCAGTTCAGGGAAGAAGGCATACCGCTTCCAAAGAACGGCCGCGACGTTATCAACCGGCACGGGAGCGTAAAAGCCAGCGTCGCCAGCGATGTCGTTTACTCCATCCGTCACAAGCTTCTTGCTGAAGAGAACACCAGGAAAGCTGTCGAAGCCGCTATCGAGAAGGCAAAGGACGAGGCTGTATGCCAGCCAGAAGACTTGCCGAAATCATGGCGCGATAAATTCGACATTGCCTTGCGTAAGCAGGTCCGAGAAATGCAGGCGCAATTCAACGACGCTGTCAGCGCAAAGGCAAAAGAGCTTGTCGAAACATACATGCTCCCAGCATGGCGTAAAAAGATAAACTATGCCGAAGAAATGCAGCGCAATTGGCGTACCGATACATATGCCCTGACGCGCGACGAGTACAAGAAGATCTTAGTCTGCTTGCATCCTGACCGTGTTCAGGACGAGGCGCTTAAGCTTCGATACTCCCAGGCCTTCGACATCTTTAAGCAGAAAGAAAAGAGTCTGGTTTTCCCAGAGCCGCCGACAGAGGCGTCTCCGCCCGTACCAGATAAATTCGACGACATCATTCGCATGAAGAGGAAAGCATAGTCATGGCACGTCAACTTGATCCACGCGGGACAATAGAGGAGCGTATTTATAGCCGCTTCGTTGTTGACCCGTTTACTGGCTGTCACAATTGGACAGGTGCTCTTTCAGCGGGAAAATACGGCAGTATTTATTATGAAGGTCGTATGCAGAAAGCGCACCGTGTTCGATACCAACTCGAATGCGGTCCTGTAAATCCAGATCACGATCTGGATCATTTATGCAGGAATACTCGCTGCATAAATCCGGCACATTTAGAACCAGTGACTCGCGGTGAAAATTTACGCCGCAGCCCGTTAATGGACCGTAATTCCAAAAAAACGCATTGCAGCCGTGGGCATGAGTTTTCACCAGAAAATACTCGCATAAGAGCCAATGGTTGGAGGACGTGCAAAGCGTGCATGCGAATGCACATGAAGGAATGGAGGAAGAAAAATGTCGCGTAACAATATCGACCCGCGTTTGTTGAAAATATTGGAAAAGTATCACGACAATCCACGCGAGGCAGTTTGGAATTGCCACGGGACGATAGTGGCATACCACAGAGCCATTGAACAAATGGCTGCTAAGGCAGGGATTAGATTTGACCCTCCCGTGATCATACAGGCAGACGCGCTGAAAGATGTCGCGGTTGTTTGCGTGACGGGTTACTTGGGTGATCAGTCTGTTTGGTCTTTTGGTGAGGCAAGCCCAAAGAACAATAAGAACGCATATTGCTTTTCAATGGCAGAGAAGCGAGCCGTTGACAGAGTGACGCTAAAGCTTCTTGGTCTGCATGGCGAGATCTACTCTGAAGAAGAAGCAGACGCTTTCCGTGATGTTGTTGTTACTGTCACGCAGAAAGAGCCAGCGGTAGACGCAGCGACAGAGGACGAGTCTCAGTCAATGCGTGAGATCCTTTTCTTTGAGATCGACGCCATTAACTGCCCTAACGAGCTGATGAATTGGGGCAAGAATAGCGCAGCAACAATTGCCGGGCTGACAGAAGAGCACCAGAAAGAGGTCCGCGTCTATTTCAGCAAGCGCAAAGCCGACCTGAAGCAGGCTGCGTGATGGCTGTACAAGGACACAGGCAATGGAAGATGCGACGAGTCGGTAAAGCGACTGCCAGCCGCATCTTTGCAATCGTCGATCTCGACTCCAGGGGGAAATACAAGGCGTCGCGCGCCAACCTGATGCATGAGCTGGCCATCGAAGAAATAACGCAGGAGCCCACTGCATTCTTCGTCAATCAGTTTATGGCTGATGGCACCAGGCAAGAGCCATATGCGCGCACGACATACGCCCTGGAGAACGATGTCGATGTTGAGCAAATCGAATTCGTGGATCATCCCACGATCCCACACTCCGGCGCATCGCCTGACGGCCTCGTACCGCCAGATGGACTAATCGAGATCAAGTCGCCGCAGTTGAAGACGCATGTCGAATACATGCTGTCCGAGACCGTACCGCCTGAATATCTCGTACAAATCCATTGGCAATTCGCCTGCATGCCAGAACGTAAATGGTGCGACTTCATATCGTACTGCGAGAAGATGCCACCAGAAGGCCGCATGTGGGTGAAGCGCGTACCGCGTGACGATGCTTTCGTGAAACGCCTAGAAGACGAGGTAACAAAATTTGTCAGCGAACTTGAAACACTCACCACCACCCTACGACAGAGACTCCAACGAGCCGGTTGATAGCGAGACATCGAAAGTAATCTTGTTGATCCTGGAATTCGCGCTCGACATGGCCAAGGACACACAGGAGCTTAAGCAATGGTTTGATTACAACTCGAAGGAGGTCTTTCGTTTGCACACGGAAGACAAGGACACGCTGCGAGAAAAATACAAAGCCAAGGCAGAACAACTAAGGAGAAATAAGAATGGCGTACGACAACACGAACACCGGAATACTGTCGCGGAACACCAAAAGACGGTCTGAAAAGTCTTCCGAGTTTTCCGGCAACATTAATGTCGAAGGCGTCGAATACTGGCTCGATGCCTGGGTGAAAGAACGCAAGGCCGATGGCTCCAAGTTTTTCTCACTGGCGCTAAAACGCAAAGACGGTCAGCAAGCAAAAAGCAATGCGCCGTTGTCTGAACAGCTCTCGGATGAGATTCCATTTTGAGGTGAGCCATGCCTAATTGGGTTCAGATCACGAACGATAATAGGCAAACAGTCCTGGGGTGGATCCAAAAGGCCACTCCAGGAATCTCTGTCGCGTTTAAGCGCCCTAACCGACGCACGCGCGATCAGAACGACTTGCTTTGGCCGTACCTGCGCAAGATCGCCAAAGAGGTCACATGGAGCGGCAATAAATTCGACGAGCACGCCTGGAAAGACATTTTCGTCAACTCGCTCTGGGGCAATATGTCTGTACCGGGAATACATGGCGGTATTGTCTTTGTCGGGAACAGACACTCCACTAGTGCATTGACCAAAGCAGAGATGTCGGAGCTGCTAGAGATGATCGTTGCATTTTGCGCAGAGCATGAGATCAGCCTTGACGACTGATGTCACCACAACAAAACGCAAGCCGCTGACGCCGACGCAGAGGTTAAAGCTGTTTGAGGTCCACAAAGGGATTTGTGCGCTATGCGGGATGAAGATCAAAGCAGGGGAACCGTTTATCGACGAGCATATTATCCCGCTGGGGCTGGGTGGTACAAACGATCTCAGCAATCGCGCTCCCGTGCATGTCCAGTGTGCGCACTCAAAAACGCATGGCTCTCAGGGCGACGTGGCGAAGATCGCAAAAGCCAAGCGCCAAAAGATGAAGCACCTGGGGATCGAAGCGCCGAAGCAGAAGATTCACTCCAGGGGCTTTCCTAGCAGCCGCAAAACAGCACGCATACAAAAGGCGTCACTGCCGCCGCGAGCAATGTTTGAATAATCCCCGCTAATCACAGGCACCTGATTATGGATATGGAAAAATATCAGTCTAGGGCAAAGCTTTCGCAAGAAAGGGCTCGTCTAATGATAGCGGAGCTAAAGCTTTCTGGGACGGTTCAGGAAAACAGACGCCGGAAGCTTATGGCAGAGATTGATGACATCAAGATAAACGTAAGAGAGGCTTATGAGGCTCATGCCGCGCATTGTATGAACCAAGAGCATGAAAGCGAAACAGGATACCATCCTACCGCTACAAGAGGCCACATATACTTTATTAGTGACGGAAAGCTGGTTAAAATTGGTTTTAGCAAAAACGTCAATAAAAGGCTGGCAACTCTGCAAATAGGCAGCCCTAAAATTCTGACTTTGGTAGCGACCATAGAAGGAACGCAACGTGATGAGTTGCAGTTGCACAAGAAATTTGAACGGCTCAGAATTCACGGTGAATGGTTCAAATATACGTCCCCTATAAAAAAGTTTGTGGGGTCTCATCGTGTCTAAAGGGCCAGCCGCATTCAAGCAATCTGATGTCGCTAGGGCTATCCGAGCGGTCATGCAGACAGGTGCGCCTATGGCCGTTGAGATAGCAAAGGACGGAACGATTCGACTTGTTCCAGCTACGAATGTTACGGTAAGCACTCCAAAGGCAACCCGACCGAAGACATTATTCTGATGGAAAAGCCCAGGCCTCCGTATCTGATTAAACGCAAAGGCTGGAAGGGACAGACGCTCTGGTATTACTGGAAGCGTCCCGCCAAGCAGATCCGAATTAAAGGCGACTACGGCTCACGCGAATTCTGGTCAAACTACGAGGCGGCAGCGCAAGGTCACAGATCCGAGCAAAAGACAATCCGAGAACCTACTGGATCTTTGAGATGGTTGTTGGACAGATACCGCGAGACAACCGCTTGGCTGGAATTATCCAACTCTACCCGCCGCCAGCGAGATAATATCTTCCATCGCATACTGACCGCCAACCCAAAGCTATCCTTTGGCGACGTAGACCGTCAGCTCATCGTCGATACCCGCGAGGCAAAGAAGGCAACGCCTAGCGAGGCAAACAATTTCCTAGACGCCATGAGAGGTCTGTTCAGATGGGCTGTTGATGCACAGCATGTCGAAAGCGATCCCACAGCCGGAGTTAAGAACCTAAAGCGTCCTAAGACGGAAGGATTCCGTATGTGGACAGAGGAAGACGTAACAGCCTTCCAGAAGCATTGGCCGATAGGCACACGCGAACGTCTGTGCTTCGAGATATTCCTAAACACTGGATTGCGCCGTGGCGACGTAGCAAAGCTAGGCAAGCAGCATATCCGGCATGGCAGGCTAAAGATCACCACAGAGAAGACAGGCACGGTCGTGAGCCTACC